CTGCTGGCGTAAAGAATGTGTTTTGTACGTACCCAGCGGAAAGAGCAGTGTATTTGGACACGGCGGGGTCTGCTGTAACTCTTTTAGACATTGGCACACTGGGTGCTAGTACTGCAAACATCTCAACTGCAAACATCACATCTGGAACAGTTGCTACAACGCCAGTAAACAACACAGACATTGTCAACAAGGCGTATGCGGATGCGATTGCATCTGGTATTCACTTCCATGAAGCTGTAGCTTTAGCAACTACAACGACTCTACCAGCAAACACATACAACAACGGCACATCCGGGGTAGGAGCAACGCTTACAGGAAACGCTAATGGTGCTTTGTCTGTGGACTCAACACTTACTATTGTTGCGGAGCGCATACTGGTAAAAAATGAAGCGGCGGGCGCAAACAATGGCGTCTACGTTGTTACTCAGGTTGGCTCTGCTGGAACACCGTACATACTGACCCGCGCAACTGACTTTGATACTGTTGGTACTGGAGTTGACCAGATTGACGAGGGCGACTTCTTCTTGGTTACCAGCGGCACTGCTAACGTCAACACCGCTTGGGTGCAGCAGACTGCGCCTCCGATAACGATTGGCACAACGGCGATTGTTTTTCAGCAGTTCTCAGCGCCAATCACATACACGGCGGGTACAGGGCTGAGTGAGTCTCCAAGCTATACATTCAATATTGCCAACACAGGCACTGCGGGTACATACGGCGGGGCGGCTTCTGTTCCTGTCTTCACAACCAACGCACAAGGCCAAGTAACCAGCGTCACCAACACAGGTATTGCCATAGCCGCAGCAGCAGTTTCGGGCTTGGCTCCATCAGCAACAACGGACACAACTGATGCAAATAATATTACGTCGGGTACTCTGGGTACTTCAAGGTTGTCTGGCAGCTACACGGGCGTTACTGGAGTCGGCACTCTTACTGCTGGTACTTGGAACGCTACACCTATTGGTGCTGTTTATGGTGGTACTGGTCAGTCCTCTTACGCTGTGGGAGATTTGGTATACGCGGATACAACAACGTCGCTGGCGAAACTCGCAGATGTCGCGGTCGGTAATGCGCTGATCTCTGGCGGTGTTGGCTCTGCTCCCAGCTACGGCAAGATTGGTTTGGCAACGCATGTCAGCGGAACTCTTCCAATTGCCAACGGCGGTACAGGTTCAACATCAACTCAGTTCGTGGCTCTCGGTACAAACGTATCGGGTACTCTGCCTGTTGGTAATGGCGGTACAGGCGCAGCTACATTCACAGCCAACAACGTCTTGTTGGGTAACGGCACTTCAGCGTTTCAAGTCGTAGCCCCCGGAGCAAACGGCAACGTACTTCAGTCTAACGGTACAACTTGGGTGTCTGCTACGGCCCCAAGTTCGCAGGTGTATCCCGGTGCAGGAATTGCAAACTCCACAGGCACATCGTGGGGTACGTCTTACTCCACCTCTGGCTCCGGCACTACTGTTGCGTTAACAACTTCGCCAATCTTTACAACCCCTGCATTGGGTACGCCATCTTCTGGAAACCTTGCAAACTGCACGTTCCCAACACTAAACCAGAACACTACTGGCAGTGCGGCTTCAGCAACCAATGCCACTTTCGCTACATCCGCAACCAATGCCACTTTTGCCAACTCTGCAACTAACGCCACTTTTGCCAACAGCGCTACCAGCGCTACCAACGCCACTTTTGCCAACAGTGCTACCAACGCTTCAGCAGCAACCAACGCTGGATTTGCCAACAGCGCTACCAACGCCACTTTTGCTTCATCTTCAACAAATGCCACAACCTCAAGCAATGTGGTGAATGCTGGCAGTGGTATTCAAGCATCCTCGACAGGCACTTCCTATAGTCAAGTTGTTTGTGTGCGTGAAGGCCCGGGGGGTAGTGGTAATACAAGCAGTATTTACACTCCACGATTGGGGTTCCATTGGGGAGGTGTTGTAGCTTCAAGTATTGCTATGGAGTCTAGTGGGCGAATAGCAATAATGAATAACCCCGGCAATGCGTACGAGGCTTTTGTTTGCGGCGCTCTGACCGCAAGTACCGTTAACGGCTTTACACCATCTTCAGGCGTCACCGGCAATCGGCTCGTTGCTACTGATGTTAACGGCTACATATTCACCAACTACTTTAACTCCACTGATAACTCCGTAGCTTCCGGTGTGACAGCCGTCATGGTTAAACAAGGTGACAGTTATCTTCGCTCAGGTACAGCGGGTGCTATTGCTACGTTTATCAGCGGTCAGTCAATGAACATTAGTGGTTCAGCAACCAATGCCACTTTTGCCAACTCTGCAAGCAACGCTTCATTTGCGAATAACGCTTCATTTGCGAATAACGCCACTTTTGCCAACTCTGCTTCGTCTGCAAGTAACGCTGGATTTGCAAATAACGCCACTTTTGCTTCGTCTTCAACTAACGCAACACAGCTTTCAACAGCGGGCGGTTCAGCGCCATCATATTCAGCTAGGGCTTGGGTAAACTTTAATGGCACAACTGGTGGAATTCGGGCGAGTGGAAACGTATCAAGCATTACGTTCCATACCACAGGGCAGTATTCAGTTAATTTTTCTACTGGAATGCAAGATACAAATTATGCGTTTATTGCGGAAGCTGGAAATGCCAGCACATTACAAACAGCAGGAACTTCTTATAGTGGTGGCGCTCCAACCACAGGATCAGCTAGATTTTGTGTAGATAACGGTGGCGGATCAATTGTAAATAGAGAATATGTAATGGCTGCTGTTTTTAGATAAGGAAAATCCATGACACAAAAAATTATTTACCCAAACGACGAAGGCTGGTTATCAGTTATCAGCCCAGCCGCTGAGTGCGGTTTGTCTGTTGAAGAGATTGCCCGTAAGGATGTACCCGCAGGTAAGCCGTATCACATCATTAACGAAGACCAACTGCCACAAGATAGAACGTTTTTTAACGCGTGGGAAGCAGACTTTACTAACGCAACAGGCCAAGGGATTGGGTATGTCGCATGGTTTGCAGAACAAGCCGCCAAGGAACAAGCATGATTACTATTAACATAACCAAAGCCTCAACAGTAGATGAAATCAAAGCAGCGATGCCACAAGGAACAACACCATGAGCAGCACATATTCCAACAGTTTACGAGTAGAGCTTATCGGCTCGGGTGACCAAGCCGGTACATGGGGTCAGACTACCGACAACAACTTTGCCTACATTTTTGATACTGCTATTGCGGGAATCAACACAGTAACCATCTCATCTGCTGCTCAAGCTCTGACCTATGTAAATGGGCCGACATCCTCTCCGTCCTTGAACCAGTCAATCTACGCTATTTTGAAACTCAATGGCGCGGCTGCGGCATCTGCTATTTATGCCCCACCTGTATCTAAGCAGTACATCATTTGGAACAACAGCAGCTTCACAATCACGATCTACAACTCTACGGTCATCGGCAACACAACTGCTGCCGGTACTGGGATCGCTATTGCGGCTGGCAACAAGATTATGGTGTGGTCAGATGGGACAAACTTCTTTGATGTCCAAGCGCAGAACTTAACCGGCACACTTGCTATTGCCAACGGCGGTACAGGACAAACCACAGCCAACGCAGCCTTCAATGCCTTAGCTCCGAGTCAATCAGGTGCAAACGGAAAATACCTTAAGTCCGACGGCACAAACACAAGTTTTGATGCAATCGACATCAGCACTTCGGATATTTCAGGTGTATTGCTTGGAGCTAATGGCGGTACAGGCGTAGCCAACTCAGGTAAGACAATTACGCTTGGCGGCAACTTAACGACCTCCGGCGCTTTTGCCACAACGCTTACATCTACCGGCACAACATCAGTTACTTTGCCAACAACCGGCACATTGGTTACATTGGCTGGTACAGAAACGCTGACCAACAAAACACTGACCAGCCCAACCCTGACAGCCCCTGTTTTGGGAACTCCCTCTTCAGGGAATCTTGCAAATTGCTCTTTTCCTACGCTTAACCAAAATACCACGGGTAACGCCAATACAGCAACTTTGGCTACGCTTGCAACACTAGCTACTTTAGCCACTTTTGCAACTTCTGCTGGCTCCGCCACAAATGCAAGCGCCGCCACAAATGCTACCTTCGCTTCTTCAGCAACCAATGCTTCTTTTGCTACGAATGCAACTTTGGCTACTCTTGCCACTTTGGCTACTCTTGCCACTCTTGCTACTCTTGCAACAACTGCTACAGCGCTTTCAACAGCGGGTGGTTCAGCGCCGTCATATTCGGCCCGTGCTTGGGTAAACTTTAACGGCACAGGAACTATTGCTATTCGTGGCAGCGCAAATGTAAGTTCAATTACGGATAATGACGTAGGAGACTACACAGTTAACTTTACAACTGCTATGTCTGATGCAAATTACGCATTTGCCGGAGTTGCATCTCCCGCCGCTGATTTAAACTGTTTTTTAACTATGCCAGTTGGCGGAACTTACACAGCAAGTGCGTTACAAGTTCTTTCAAGAGGGGCGACTAATTTAGCTCAGATAGACGCTTCCATAGTAACAATAATCGTATTACGCTAACTAAGGAAAATATATGACACAACGAATTATTTACCCAACAGCCCAAGGTGGTGTGGCTATTGTCATTCCATCACCAGAAGCACTTGAGACAATGACTATTCAGGAGCTTGCCGCTAAGGATGTGCCTGCTGGCAAGCCTTACAAAATCGTGGAGGCGGTTGACATTCCAACAGACCGCACATTTCGCAACGCATGGGAGTACACAGAATGATTACCATTAACATAACCAAAGCCAAAACCATAGCTCACGATGTGCGCCGTTCTGCCCGGGCAGAGGAGTTCAAGCCCCATGACGAAGCTATTGCCAAGCAAATCCCCGGTCAAGCCGACGGCGCAGAAGCAGCAAGGGCTGTAATTAGAGCCAAATATGCAGCGATGCAAACTGCTATTGATGCGGCCTCAACAGTAGACGAAATCAAGGCAGCGATGCCGCAGAGTTAAAAATTGATCCGATCTCCATCCTCTTTGCTGCAAATGCTTGTGTCGCCGCCATCAAGGAAGGTTGTGAGCTATACAAGCAGGTTAAGACTTCTTTCATGGAAGTTAAATCCACTGTGGACGAGGTTGTTGGGATTGGTAAGGAAGTCCAAGGATTCTGGGCAAAGCTCTTCGGAGCAAAGCCAGCAGCCCAAGCCAAGCCTGTGGCGAAAAAGAAGGAAGCCTACGTTGCCGTTGACGAAACCCAAGTCATGGCAGACATCGTTACTCAGCTTACCCAGTTTTTCAAGCTACAAGAACAGCTTGCAACGCACATAAGGGAAGAGGAAGAGAAGAGCAAGACAGTCTACGACCCCGACGCTAACCTAATGGAAGCCGCCCTGAAGCGGGTGATGGCTCAAGACCAGATGGCAGCGTTGGAAGTGACGATCAGGGAAACTATGGTCTACCAGTCTCCACCTGAAATGGGGGCAATGTATTCCAAGGTTTTTGAAATGCGGGATGTAATCAAGGCAGAGCAAGACAAAGCAAGGAAGAAGCGGGATGAAGACTCATGGCAACGCAAGGAAGAGGAGCGGCTCCTAAGAGAAAGGCAGGCGTACCTGCTGGCGACTTTTCTTTTCCTCCTATATATGTGGCTCCTCCTCGGCCTCTTAAGCAAGATTGGGAAAGCGTGATGGGATGGATAGCAGCTTGTTTACTTGTAGTTCTGTTGTTGCCATTTTTGGGTATGCTGTATATAGATGTGCTGCAAACCAAGCATGAAGCCAAGGCGCAGCTTGAAAAGGTTGAGAAACTACGTAGAGAACTTGAAAGGGAAAGACGTGACAAGAAGCCTGATACCTTTGCTGATAACCCTGTGTTTGATCGGGTGCGACGACCGTTTTCGTTACCCCTGCCAAAATCCAACAAATTGGAATAACGTTGAATGCAAGCCCCCAATCTGTACTGCTACGGGTACATGCCCAGAGCAGCTTATTAAACCTGAGCAGGAGAAGAAGTGATGCCTACTGTTGGATACAAACCAAACAACCGCTTGACCGCAGAAGAGATTGAAGTCCGTGTATGGGCTTTTGTAATCGTCATTTTGGTGACCATCCTGCTTGGCGCAATGGTAGCGTTCCTGTACTCAGTGACCTACGTCACTCAGCCTATGGCGGGCATGGCTCCTATTGACAAGATATACACCCAACAGATCTCCACCATTATGGTGTTTATCACTGGCGTTCTTGGTGGCGTGGCTGGTCGGTCAGGTATTAAAGCCGTAGCCAATGCAGTTGCCAAAGCCGAGGCCAACGACAACGATGAGCCACCAAAGCCATGAGTCTGTTTAATCCATACGTCCTGCTTGGCATCGTCTTGACGGTGCTGGGTAGCTTTGGCGCTGGGTATTACAGCGGTGAGCAAAATGAATACGAGCGCCAGCAGATTGAAATTGCTGCCTTAAATGCCAAGGCGCGGGAAACAGAGCAGCGCATGGGCGAAGTTGCCCAGACATATGCCCAAACTTTAAGGAAAGCCAACAATGTTGCAAAAGCTAAAGAAGATAAGCTGCGTACTGATATTGCCTCTGGTGAGCGCAAGCTGTTCATTCCTG